CATATGGCAATTCATGATCCACTAACGAATACATACAATAGAAGATACTTTATTGACTCATTGAAGAATATATCAAAACACCATGATTTCTCAGTAATAATGTTAGATATTGACAATTTCAAAAGCATCAATGACAAATGGGGGCATCATATGGGTGATCAAGTCATAGTAATGGTTACCAGAATAATAAAAAAATCCATCAGGAAAGAGGATATATTAGGGCGCTTAGGCGGTGAGGAGTTCGGTATTATCATTAAAGGTAATACTCAAAAGCTCTTGCTATCAATTGCAGAGCGAATCAGAAAAAACATTGAAGAGCAATGCTCGGAAAAATTATTATCGCATGGACCTGAGAAAATAACTGTCAGTATTGGTTGCTTTACTTCAAAAGAGAATAATCTCAGTCCATCTGAAATGTTAGTCAATGCCGATAAAGCGTTATATCAAGCCAAAAGAACCGGAAAAAACAAGGTGATAACTCACTCAAAATAAACACCTTTTTAAAATACAGCCCCAATAAACTGCAGAATATTATCCCATATAATATCCTGCAGTTCGTAATGCACTATTCGATAATGGGTCCTGTTGGCCATTCAATATCCGGTGCAGTTGATGTATCAACACGGTTCAGCAACCCCCGATACTTTTTCCAGGCTTCCACCACCAGCACGACAAGATGCCGCATACAGTGACCCAGTCAGTCCAGTTTCCAGACAACCAGTGCGTCACCTTTTTGAAGGCGCTTTAAAGCACGTTTTAATCCAGGTCGGCCTGTCCTTATTCCGCTTAATTTATCTTCAAATATTTGTTCACATCCTGCACAAACAAGAGCGTTTCGTTGCAGGTCTGTATTCTGGTCATTTGTTGATACCCTTACATAGCCAATCAGCACGCTGAATCTCCCGTCCAAAAGCACAAATCATGCCATGCAGGCCAGAAACCGCCATTATCTAAAACCTCGGTTTACAGGAAACGGTAAACAGGGCCAGGAACGCCGTGCAAAAGAATGGCGATACCTTGTCCGGTGGGCTTACTTTTGAAAACGACTCAATCCTTGCCTGGATTAGAAATACTGACTGGGCAAAGATTGGTTTTAAAAATAATGCCGACAGCGACACTGATTCATACATGTGGTTTGAAACAGGCGACAACGGCAATGAATATTTCAAATGGAGAAGCCGCCAGAGCACCACAACAAAAGACCTGATGACTCTTAAATGGGATGCTTTGTCTGTCCTTGTTAAAGCCCTTTTCAGCAGTGAAGTAAAAATATCGACAGTCAATGCACTGAGGATATTTAATTCATCTTTTGGTGCTATTTTTCGTCGCTCTGAAGAATGCCTGCATATCATCCCTACACGAGAGAATGAGGGAGAAAATGGTGATATAGGGCCACTACGCCCCTTTACGCTTAATCTCAGAACTGGTCGGATAAGCATGGGGCATGGTCTTGATGTTACAGGGGATATATTTGCAAACCGTTTTGCAATTAACAGTAGTACCGGCATGTGGATTCATATGCGTGACCAGAATGTTATTTTGGGACGCAATGCGGTATCCACCGATGGTGCGCAGGCATTACTTCGTCAGGACCACGCTGATCGCAAATTTATGATTGGTGGACTGGGGAATAAGCAATTTGGCATCTACATGATTAATAACTCAAGGACAGCCAATGGCACCGATGGTCAGGCGTACATGGACAACAATGGCAACTGGCTTTGCGGTGCGCAAGTTATTCCCGGCAATTATGGTAATTTTGACCCACGTTATGTGAGAGATGTCCGACTTGGTACACGTGTTGTTCAGACTATGCAAAAAGGCGTGATGTATGAGAAATCAGGTCATGCAATTACGGGGCTTGGCATTATCGGTGCAGTTGATGGCGATGATCCGGCAGTATTCAGACCAATACAAAAATACATCAATGGCACATGGTATAACGTCGTACAGGTGTAATTTATGCAGCATTTAAAAAATATTAAGTCTGGAAAACCAAAAACAAAAGAACAATATCAGCTAACAAAGAATTTTGATGTTATCTGGTTATGGTCCGAAGACGGAAAAAACTGGTATGAGGAAGTGAAAAACTTTCAGCCAGACACAATAAAGATTGTTTACGATGCAAATAATATTATTGTCGCCATCACCAAAGATGCCTCCACGCTTAACCCTGAAGGTTATAGCGTCGTTGAGGTTCCAGATATTACAGCCAACCGCCGCGCTGATGATTCCGGTAAGTGGATGTTTAGGGACGGAGCTGTGGTTAAACGGATTTATACGGCAGACGAGCAACAACAACAGGCCGAATCACAAAAGGCCGCATTGCTTTCCGAAGCTGAATCAGTCATCCAACCGCTGGAACGCGCTGTCAGGCTGAATATGGCAACAGACGAGGAACGCACACGACTGGAAGCATGGGAACGCTACAGTGTTCTGGTCAGCCGTGTGGATACGGCAAATCCTGAATGGCCACAAAAACCAGAGTAAAAATTAAGGCCCGATAGCGGGCCTTCTCTCATTCTGGTTGTTCGGGAAACGTTACTGGCAGGCCAGAAGTGTCTGTAGATTCGACTTTCTGCGCATAGAGCATCCACTCGGTTAATTTTTGTTTATTCTCGTCGGAAATGATGCCCAGCCGTAGCTGTGAGTCCCATAGCTGGGTTTTATCCCTGACAAGTTGCAACAGGCTTTGCTTTTCATTTTCCGCTTGTTGCCTCTGCTCTTCCTCGGTATAAGTTCGCTTTATCACTACGCCATCTTTGAACATCCATTTCCCCGAAATATCAGCCCGGCGATTTGCTGTAATATCAGGTAATTCAACGACGCTTGCACCCTCTGGATTAATTGCTGAAACATCCTTTTCAATACAAATAATAACGCCGTTATGGTCATAGACCATTTTCAAAGTGTCTGGCTGGAAATTCTTTTGTTCCTCATACCAGTTTTTTCCATCATCTGAATAAAGCCATTTGATGTTAAATTGCTTTGTTAGCTGGTATTGCTCTTTTGTTTTAGGGTTGCCAGCAGTAATGTTTTTTAAGTGCATCATCGTTAAATACTCCCCGCGTTATACCACGTCCCATTAATGCAATACTGAATTGGCCTTGCCTGAGTTGTATCAATTAATTCATCACGGTTTCCGTTAACTGAACCCGTAACGACATAACCTGACCTGTCAGACCAGCCGGGGCCTTTCCATGTCTGAACAGATGACAGACCGCCAAGGCGAATACCTGTAATAAACCTTGAGTTACATTCTGCCTGCGTATATGCACCAACATCCCCCGCAGAGGGTTTGCGTGTTGTGGTGTAAAACTCTGACCAGTTAGCTTCAAAGCCATAACCATCACGCGCTGAACGATAAAAAATACCGCCGTTCCTGTAATTCACGCGGAACTGTACAGCAGGGCAACTCCCCGCATTCATATTGAAGTGGAGGATTAATGTCGATGCACCACTGATATCTGCATCATAAACACCGCTATTCCAGTTCCAGCCAACAGCTTTATCATTTGCGACCCTGCGTCCTGTTTGCCCTAAAGCAAATGCAGGCTGCTGGTTTTTCGTGTTGTAGTCTCGTCGCCAGCCAGGAGCGTAAGCATCACCATGATTAATATAAGTGAATTGAGCGTTAGTAATTCCGCCACCGCTGGACGTGCTCGGCGTAGTAACGCGTATGGTCATTGCGCCGCGAGTGCCAATAACTTCCACCACAGCACCTGCAAGACAAATATTTCCGCAACCTGTATCTGTAATAACCTTATTATTTGCATAAGCCCATGAGCCTTTGCACATCCAGTAAGGATGGTTAAATGCCCCCTGACTCTCCAGCCACGAAATAAATTGCGCAGTTGTCCAGACCTGACTATCGCCACCAATATTCAGCCATGCGCTATATGCGCGGCAGGCACCAATGTTTTTGGTGAAGGTATCTTTTCCCGGAATATCTGCGCCGTTCTGGTTTTTCTGTAATGCGCCAGAAGCCTGATTTACCGTTTCCTGTAAACCGAGGTATTCGATAACGGCAGCAACGGTCGATTTCGCAAGAATATCCCGCCCGACTTTTGTCAGGGTTGCCAGGCTGGCGACATCATTCCCCGTAAAATACGGAAACCTGTCTGCCGCAGTAGCAAGCCCGGCCAGCGCCGTCAGGGTGGCATCTTTCGGTTGCTTACCCGCAAGCGCGTTAGTCATGGTGGTCGCAAAATTCGGGTCGTTGCCCAGCGCCGCCGCTAACTCGTTCAGCGTATTCAGTGCGTCAGGCGACGAGTCTACAAGGGCGGCAATCGCGGCCATCACATAAGCCGTACTTGCGATCTGAGTATTATTAGTACCTTTTGGCGCAGTTGGCGTTGTTGGCGTTCCGGTCAGTGCAGGACTATTTAAGGGCGCTTTCTTGTTCGTTTCATCCATTAGGCGCGATCACTTTCGTCTACTCCGTTACAAAGCGAGGCTGGGGATTTCCCGGCCTTTCTGTTATCCGAAATCCGCTGAAAGCCCAGCGGCTGGCTGAGGAGATAAATAATAAACGGGGAGCTGTATGCACAAAGCATCTCCCGTTGAGTTAAGAACGAGTATCGAGATGGCACATAGCCTCGCTCAAATTGGAGTCAGGTTTGTGCCAATACCAGTAGAAACAGACGAAGAATTTCATACGTTAGCCGCATCCCTTTCACAAAAGCTGGAAATGATGGTGGCGAAAGCAGAAGCAGATGAGAGAGACCAGGTATGACAACCACTGAATGCATTTTTCTGGCAGCGGGCTTCATATTCTGTGTGCTTATGCTTGCCGACATGGGGCTTGTTCAATGACACCTCAGCAAGAAAACGCCCTTCGCAGCATTGCCCGTCAGGCTAATTCTGAAATCAAAAAAGCCAGACAGCAGTTTCCGGATAAAAACGTCGATGACATTTGCCGTAGCGTACTAAAGAAGCACCGCGAAACGGTAACGCTGATGGGATTCACACCGACTCATTTAAGCCTGGCGATCGGCATGTTGAACGGCGTCTTTAAGGAACGGTGAACATGAAAAGCAAAATCATCAGGGAGCTACAGGCTCCTTTTTTATTATTCGCATTCACCCTCAAGCGTATTAACCAACAATTCAGGGATTAATGAAAGATGGCAGACATAATTGATTCAGCATCAGAAATTGAAGAATTACAGCGCAACACAGCAATAAAAATGCGCCGCCTGAACCACCAGGCTATATCTGCCACTCATTGTTGTGAGTGTGGCGATCCGATAGATGAACGAAGACGACTGGCCGTTCAGGGTTGTCGGACTTGTGCCAGTTGCCAGCAAGATCTGGAGCTTATCAGTAAACAGAGAGGTTCGAAGTGAGCGAAATTAACTAGAAGCCAAAGATAAAATCATCGCTGAGCAGGAGAAAATCGCTAACGGAGAAAAGACAGTAAGTCAGTATATGAAAACCGCATGATATCATCAGATAAAAATCGGTCGTAAAGCGAAATATTAATACCAGAACAAACGAGTCGAGGTAAATTATATTACCTCGATAAATTAACTAAAACTTGCCCGCTATATACTATATCATTCAGTATCATCACGCGCGGTCTGTGCATATGTCACTACCGCACCTAATATATTAATTTTCTTTTCAACATAGATAATATTATCGTACTCATAATTGCCATACGGATAGCAAATGCGAATATTCTCATGTAGATCGGGGTCATCCACCTCAGCTCCAGAACAACTTTTTGAACTACCGGAAGTATACCGATACGGTGCAACATAAGACGATGTCTCTCCAGGCAAAAAATAAGTTAGTGTCGTAAGGGGTATAATCAGAAAAAATCCAGCAAATATGCACATCCCTGCATAAACCTTAAGGTATGCTGACAGACTCTTCCAGCCTCTTTGTTTTACTATCCCCTTCTTAACCCAAAACAGAGATAACAGAAAAGCTATTCCCATGCTAAACAGAATGTAATAGTGGGATATACTCTGATTAAGAAACGTGACCCTGTAGATATCTGCCCGCCACCAGAAGAAAAGGAAAATAAAGATCAGCCCTGAAACTGTCATGCAAATCAAATAAGGATACGAATCTTTTTTCATGTTTAGCGCCCATAAAATTTTTCCTGACCCGGACAAATTTACCATCCATTTTTTGCGCAGAAAATAGCTCATTACTTACTGCACAATAATACACAAAATTGCGTAAATTTTTTGCATGGATTTTAGCTCTTTCAGCCGACATTTAAGGGGTAAATAGCATTTCCTAAAAGCAACTGCACCAACCCAACAGAATGGGCTACCGCTTACGTTGAGAGCAAAAAAGTGTATAGCAGCAATGAACAGCATCCTCGCACTGACGAGGATTTCTTTTATCTGAACTCGCTACGGCGGGTTTTGTTTTATGGAGATGATAAATGCACTTCCGAGTCACAGGTGAATGGAATGGAGAACCATTCAACAGAGTTATCGAAGCCGAGAACATCAGACCACTGGATGCTGTGGGCGCATATAGCACATGCAGACGTAACCAATATTCGAATTGAAGAACTGAAAGAACACCAAGCCGCCTGATGGCGGTTTTTTCTTGCGTGTAATTGCGGAGACTTTGCGATGTACTTGACACTTCAGGAGTGGAACGCACGCCAGCGACGCCCAAGAAGCCTTGAAACAGTTCGTCGATGGGTACGCGAGTGCAGGATATTCCCTCCTCCGGTTAAGGATGGAAGAGAGTATCTGTTCCACGAATCAGCGGTAAAGGTTGACTTAAATCGACCAGTAACAGGTAGCCTTTTGAAGAGGATCAGAAATGGGAAGAAGGCGAAGTCATGAGCGCCGGGATTTACCCCCTAACCTTTATATAAGAAACAATGGATATTACTGCTACAGGGACCCAAGGACGGGTAAAGAGTTTGGATTAGGCAGAGACAGGCGAATTGCAATCACTGAAGCCATACAGGCCAACATTGAGTTATTTTCAGGACACAAACACAAGCCTCTGACAGCGAGAATCAACAGTGATAATTCCGTTACGTTACATTCATGGCTTGATCGCTACGAAAAAATCCTGGCCAGCAGAGGAATCAAGCAGAAGACACTCATAAATTACATGAGCAAAATTAAAGCAATAAGGAGGGGTCTGCCTGATGCTCCACTTGAAGACATCACCACAAAAGAAATTGCGGCAATGCTCAATGGATACATAGACGAGGGCAAGGCGGCGTCAGCCAAGTTAATCAGATCAACACTGAGCGATGCATTCCGAGAGGCAATAGCTGAAGGCCATATAACAACAACCCCTGTCGCTGCCACTCGCGCAGCAAAATCAGAGGTAAGGAGATCAAGACTTACGGCTGACGAATACCTGAAAATTTATCAAGCAGCAGAATCATCACCATGTTGGCTCAGACTTGCAATGGAACTGGCTGTTGTTACCGGGCAACGAGTTGGTGATTTATGCGAAATGAAGTGGTCTGATATCGTAGATGGATATCTTTATGTCGAGCAAAGCAAAACAGGCGTAAAAATTGCCATCCCAACAACATTGCATGTTGATGCTCTCGGGATATCAATGAAGGAAACACTTGATAAATGCAAAGAGATTCTTGGCGGAGAAACCATAATTGCATCTACTCGTCGTGAACCGCTTTCATCCGGCACAGTATCAAGGTATTTTATGCGCGCACGAAAAGCATCAGGTCTTTCCTTCGAAGGGGATCCGCCTACCTTTCACGAGTTGCGCAGTTTGTCTGCAAGACTCTATGAGAAGCAGATAAGCGATAAGTTTGCTCAACATCTTCTCGGGCATAAGTCGGACACCATGGCATCACAGTATCGTGATGACAGAGGCAGGGAGTGGGACAAAATTGAAATCAAATAATGATTTTATTTTGACTGATAGTGACCTGTTCGTTGCAATAAATTGATAAGCAATGCTTTTTTATAATGCCAACTTAGTATAAAAAAGCAGGCTTCAACGGATTCATTTTTCTATTTCATAGCCCGGAGCAACCTGTGAACACATTTTCAGTTTCCCGTCTGGCGCTGGCATTGGCTTTTGGCGTGACGCTGACCGCCTGTAGCTCAACCCCGCCCGATCAACGTCCTTCTGATCAAACCGCGCCTGGTACCTCTTCTCGCCCGATTCTGTCGGCAAAAGAAGCGCAGAATTTCGATGCTCAACACTATTTTGCATCCCTGACACCAGGTGCAGCAGCGTGGAATCCTTCCCCGATTACCCTGCCTGCGCAACCTGACTTTGTTGTCGGCCCGGCGGGCACTCAAGGTGTAACGCATACCACGATTCAGGCGGCGGTAGATGCGGCAATTATCAAGCGTACCAACAAGCGCCAGTATATTGCCGTGATGCCTGGTGAGTATCAGGGAACGGTATATGTCCCTGCCGCTCCGGGTGGAATTACTCTGTACGGTACAGGTGAAAAACCGATTGATGTGAAGATTGGGCTTTCCCTTGATGGTGGCATGAGCCCTGCCGACTGGCGTCACGACGTCAACCCGCGCGGCAAATATATGCCAGGTAAACCAGCGTGGTATATGTACGATAGCTGCCAGAGCAAACGCAGCGACAGTATCGGTGTTCTCTGCTCTGCGGTCTTCTGGTCACAAAACAATGGCCTGCAACTGCAAAATCTGACCATCGAAAACACGCTGGGCGATAGCGTAGATGCAGGTAACCATCCGGCGGTGGCACTGCGTACTGATGGTGACCAGGTACAGATTAACAACGTTAACATTCTCGGTCGTCAGAACACCTTCTTTGTCACCAACAGCGGTGTGCAGAACCGTCTGGAAACGAATCGTCAGCCGCGTACGCTGGTGACCAACAGCTACATTGAAGGGGATGTGGATATCGTTTCTGGTCGCGGCGCAGTGGTGTTCGATAACACCGAATTCCGCGTGGTGAACTCACGTACTCAGCAAGAAGCGTATGTGTTTGCACCGGCTACGCTGTCCAACATTTACTACGGTTTCCTCGCCGTAAACAGCCGTTTCAATGCTTTCGGTGATGGTGTGGCGCAACTGGGCCGCTCGCTGGATGTTGATGCCAATACCAACGGTCAGGTGGTGATCCGTGATAGCGCCATCAACGAAGGTTTTAACACGGCTAAACCGTGGGCCGATGCGGTGATCTCTAATCGTCCGTTTGCGGGTAATACCGGCAGCGTAGATGATAACGACGAAATACAGCGCAATCTGAATGACACTAACTACAACCGCATGTGGGAATACAATAACCGCGGCGTGGGTAGTAAAGTGGTTGCAGAGGCGAAGAAGTAA